ATTATTGGATTGTTGTAATGCTGAAGAACCACCTTCCGAACCGCAACAATATAGTATAGGACCAATTGACGATATTGATTATTCTGGAATTTGTAATGTGTTACCTTATCCGGGATCACAAATAAGAATAATTTTAAATTTAAATTCAATTTATAATTTTGAGCGTGTAAATGTAGATCCAAATGGCGCGCCAATGTCACGCTTTTTTCCTGCGACTGGAAAATGTTCGATACAAAATTGGGGGTATCAAGATCCTCCCATGTTTAACGGTATTTCAAACTACAGCAAAGGTGACGGATTATCTTACTGGCCAAAAACCTGGAGTGGATATGATTATATCTACGACTCTACGTTTGACTCGTTACCTGCTAGGTTGGGGAGTGTACTTTTCGATTGGTTAGAACACATAGATTTGAATCTAGCGGTTTGGAGTTTTACTGGAGGTGGCAACACCTACAGTTTTGAAAATTGTGGCAAAAATCAAAATGATTATGCAATAGAATTTAGTACAGATCAATTAATATATAGTCCGAATACATGGTATATGTCTGGACTAAACATCACTAACGTATGGTCAAATTCTAAATACAATGGTTTGAATCTTCCGGAATATAAATCGGAAGAAATTATTGAAGCAAAAGGAAATGAAACATCCAGAAGGTGTACGGGTAGTGCTCTTAGAAATAATTTATTATTTTATGGTTTTGGTGACTTATCATTCACCCCCTGTGGTGAGACTACCGGAAAGGTAAACCCAGGATTACCAGCAAGAATAAGAGAATATATTTTTGGTAACGATAATGAAATACAAAATTTTTCATTTCCGGCCGGCGGGTTTTACTGTTACGGTGATCCCAGAATAGAAAAAAATAAAGATGCAAATGCGGATAATTGGTTTCCATATACTCAAAACTGGTGTTCCAATTGTCCTTGGCAAACAAGCAATGAGGAAAACGAAAATTCTCAATGTTATAAAGTAACAAGATGGCTACCAGATTATTATGGAGTATCTGGACCTTCAGCTGAAAATTTCTTTTGGGAAAATTACAGAAAAACTTTAGAAGAAAAAATAAACCAAGACACTCAAAATTCTTGCGGAAGATATATTCTCAGACCTCTTTCTACTTTGGATTTATATGAGGATATTCCAGTTGCAATTGATGATCAAACATCTGGAGCGGTCTTCGTGGGCCCCAACATTACTCCGCTGGGAGTTTGTTATTTCACAAGAACAAAGAGCTTGCTTGCGGGAGGAGTAGGACAGGAATCACAAGGACCATGTAAAACACCGTCCTATACTTCTTCTTATTCCCCGATGCCGTGCGCGGTTGATGTCGGAGGTGGCGATGAAGGTTCAGGCAAGTGGGATGCTCCAAGAATACTTATGACTGGTAATAGTTATAGAGACTTTGCCGAAGCTGCAGGAGATGATGGTAGGGTTTCATGTTACGATTGTGGATTTGCTGGTGGTATTTGGCTTCCTTCGTTTGTATTAGAAAAAGAATTAACACAAGATGATCAAATAAGCATTTGTAGACCCGGTGGATCTGCCTGTTTACAAAAAGGTTGTTCTGATCCGTTTACTGGTAGTGTATTTTCCAAAGAGCCGGCAGCATGTATAGGATATAACTATATCGATGGATTGGGTGAAATTCCATTGGTAGTTCTTCCTCCTGGAAAATGTTTAAAATGTAATAACTTTTTAGAAACAGAAGAAGATATAAAATTTGATAAATCAAATTGTTGCAATTGTAGTGAAGAACAAGAAAAGACATTTGTAGATTATAAAACAGATCCAAAATTAGAATGGTGTAGGGAATGTTCAAAGAATAGATTTGTTAAATCTTTACCACAGTATATTGGAACTGAAGACAATTGGTATAACAACTATGGATTTATTTCCGGAGGCGGTGACGCATTCACGGACTTAGATGGTTATATTGGTTTGAATGGAAATCTTCAATCAACGCAAAGATGTATAGAAGAAGACAATTGCTATAATAAATTATGCTTTAATCCATTATATTTAGAAGCTGAAGGCAGAAGAGCAGAACAAGAAATAAAAATATTAGAAGCACAAATAAAATTACTTCAATATACTAAAGATTTAGCACAAAATGGTATTATATCAAAATTTAACACGGGATATGAAGAATGGTGGAAGAGAAAAGCATTTTTCTATTCTAAGATGCCAGGAAGTAATGTATTTACTGATTTATCAACAGGAATTACTGGAAGTATAAGTGGGGGTAGATTAACAGAAATACAATCAAATTTATCTTTATTTAATATTAAATCTATAAAGAAAAAACCAATCAGAGGTAGTAGATACGAATTACTTGCTAAAAATAAAGGAGTAACGGGATCTGATATTGGAGAATGGTTATATAATTTTGCATGGAATGTGCCGGCGCAAAATGAACCAATAACACAGGCATCAGACAAACACCCATATTATTCTCAAAAATATCAATCACCATTCATATCTCAAAGACAGTTGTTCAAAAACTATAATTACTCTAATTATAACAAATTTAACGATTTTCCGTTTTCAAAATATGGAGAACAACCATATTCACCAGATGAAAAGAAATGTTTCACTTTAGTGAATTCTGAAACAGAAATTGTCTCTTTACCAGTAACACAGGTTTCTGAAGTATTGCAGGAATTTGAATTGGAATTAAATCCACTTATACCACATACACAAACAGATTTAATTAATGTCTCCGAAATAAATTATCACAATTCATTCAATATATTTACAATAGATGATACGACGATTCCTGCAAATTTAAAGAAAGAGCAATTATCGACATATATTAGAATTGAATTTGAATCTCCAATAGGGTTGGATAGAATTGTAGATTTTCCAGATGGATTTGTTAGAGATGCTGGAACAGAATATTTCTTACCGTATTTAATATCATTGACTGCTGGGCCCACGGGAAGACAGACTATAAGAAATAATGTAGTTGTAATAGGAATGGATCCATATGGGTTTGATGTTGCAGTTAAAAAATCTAGAATTTCTGATGAGGAAACGGATAAACAATATCATTGGTGGGAAGAGTATAGAAATTTAAATGATACTTCTTTGACTAATAACGGTATGGATTTGTGGCCAGAAGTTGGGTTTGAAACTTCTTATCCATATTACGCATCAGATCCAAAGGGATGGTGGTGGAAATCTCCTTGGTATCATGGCGAAGGAACCCCAGATCTTAGTCTGACAAATAATAACAATTATGATATATTCTCAAGATCTGCGGATGTAGATCCAGAGTATAAAGAAAGCGCACATGGCAGTGGATATCTACAGTATTCATATAGGAGAATAAAACCACATAGATCATGGTGGTCATTCCATATACCAAAGAATATTTTTGTTCCACAAAAACTATTCCCAGTATTAGCAAAGAAATTTGGATCTTTGACTGGAGAATCCACCGGTGTTATCGGTGACATCTATGCATACAAATATCAAGATTATTATTGGTGGTATGGTGATGATCTCGATAGATGGCTAAGAATAACAAAAGAAGGAAAAGAATTAGCGGAAAATATTAAATTGTTGAGTGTCAATTCTGCTGAAAATTTCCAAGATCCAAACAAACCATTATCAAATTATGCCCATGTCCATCCAGATAATTCATTAGAATTGATCGGGGGAGCAGTTCAAAAGTATTTCTATGAAACTACCATGCACTGGTTACGGGGTGATTTTATACTGTACAAACCAGGCTTGCTCACCAAAGATGTTTGGAAATATGACATTACAGGTGAAACAGATTACGGACTAGTTTCTCCGAAAACTATGTCTCCTAATTATGATGTTTTTGATGATAATTTTTCTGCTCAATTCATAGTTTTCTCTAGAGAAACCCAAAATTTATGCAAGTCATTCACATGTGCCAATCCTAAAGGAGTGATTTCCAATAATAATTGTCCAGAAAATGATCCATATTGCAATTGTCCATCTAAAGATAAAATGCCCAAACAAAAAGAACCAAGTTATATTGAACTTTATAGAAAATATAAAGAAATAAAAGAATGCGAGTTGATAACTAAAAATCTTGGTCCCGAATACCTAGGTTGTATATGGAGTGATCCTGCTAATCCATGCAGTTGCAATTGTCCAGAAATTGGTCCTAAATTTATAGAATATTTAAAATATGCTAGAACTTATGCTACCTTCTGGGATACACCAAGAGCTACTCCACTTTTAAGAAAAGCATTACTAACCCAACTTGGTTCTCAACAGATATCTGTTAAAGTTCCAGCAACAGGAAAGATTAAAGTTGGTGATGTCATAAACATAAACCACTATGGTGCAATCAATCTGTCGTTTGAAAGACAGGAAAAGAACCTACATGGTAGATGGTTAGTTGCTGAAATTGTTAATTCATTCTATAAAGATTCAAATCAAACAATGAGAATGACATTAATTAGAGATAGTCTTTCCACGAAACCAGACTTCACATCGAATACACTCAATACTTTATTAAAAGCAGCAGCTAATGTTGGTTCTTTCTTAATTTAATATAAATAGTGGCATGAGTCAAATAACCTCCAATCTGTATTCTGATATTCCCTTTTTTCTGTCAAGAAATACATTTACAGATGATATTAATTTAAAAAAAGATTTAAATTGTATAAAGCACTCGATAAAGAATATAATACTAACGAGATTTGGGGAAAAACCTTTTGATTATAGATTTGGTAGTTCTATACAGTCTTTACTTTTTGAAAATGTTGACGATAAAGACATGAGAATGACTCAATATAAGGTTCAAATGGAATCTGCTATTAATACTTATGAGCCAAGAGTAGTCACCAGCGATATTACTTTTTCCTCGGATAAATACAATCTTTATATTGAAATAACATATCAAGTTCTAGTGCCAAGAACAGTTCAAACATTAGTTATAAGCGTAGAGAGGACTAGATAATGGCCAACACACCAGAAACCATATTAGGCAAATTAGATTTTTCTGAAATTAAAAACAGTTTAATTGATTATCTAAAAACACAATCAATAATTAAAGATTATAATTATGAAGGATCCGCAATACGAACATTGATTGATTTGATGGCATATAATACATTTTATTATGCATATTATATGAATATGGTTTCTAGTGAGATGTTCATAGATTCCGCACAAAGAGTAGAATCGCTAATATCTCTAACTAAACCTTTAGGGTTTACCGTTCCTGGAAGAAAATCAGCAAGAGCGAAAATTCAAGTTTCGGGTGTAACCTCCAATCAAATAGAAAAACATTCTATTTTTTATGGAATAAATTCAGACGGTGTTGTTTATAGTTTTAGAAATTTATCAGCAGGCGCGATGATCGATAGCGATGTTGTACTAGAAGTAGTAGAAGGAATACTTGTAATTGATAGCTCTGCCCAGGTTACAATAGATGTAGAAAAACAAAAATACTTTATTCAAGATCAAAATGTAGACCTATCAACTATAAAAGTTTTAGTATCGGAATCTGGTGGATTGCAACGAGAATGGAAGTTGGTAGGAAATATAGGATCAAATATAATAGAGGATCGTATATATTTTATAGAAAGATTAAGCACTGGTGGATTTGCTATTCAGTTTGGAATAGAAAATAATTTAGGAAAATCTATAGATCCGGATACCGATGTGGTAGAAATTAACTATATGATTTCTTCCGGAAGTGTAGCAAATGATATTTCAAGTTTTAGTAATGATAGTAGCAATACCTTTTCCTATAGTAATTTGTCCATAAATGTTGCATGTGAGGAGTGCTATAGATCGGGTGGAGGGTTAAACCAGCCGAACATAAATCAAATTAAAATGTTGGCTCCTAAATGGTTTTCATCACAGGGGAGAGCAGTAACTAAGTCCGATTACACTGCACTAGTATATGAAGCGGGAATTGATTTTGGAAAGTTTAATGTATTTGGAGGCGAGGAAATATATCCACCCAAATATGGAAGAGTTTTTATCTCTATTGCAAATGACATAGAACCACAAAAGAAGAAAGAAGTAATAACACTATTAAAGGAATATTCTGTTATAACTGTTTTTCCGGAATTGGTTGAACCAAAAAGCATTTCATATGAAGTAACACTCAGAGCAATAACCAAAAATGCTTATGCATCTGCTAAACAAAAGCAAGATATTTCTAATAGAATCAAATCATATATTTTAGATACTTACATAGAATATAATAGATTGGATAGTTCTTTCTATGCTGATGAAATATCGGAAGATCTAGAAAATACATTTGAATCAGATAAAATAGAAATAAGTCCAGATGATTTTATAATAACATTAACGGCGACTGGAAATATAAACGAAGAATTAAATATAAGCAGTGGTAATTCATTTAAAATGGAAAATTCAGATTTAATAAAAATAACCGATGATTTTTTAGATACTCAAAATAGAAATATTGCTCTATATGTTAAAACTTCCCCCTCTACAAATAGATCAAATTTCATCAAACTAATAGCATACGATACCAATGGAAATTTATTAAATGGTGATTTTGGTTTAATTAATATTGATAAGGGAATAATAACAATTCCTCCAATATCATCTGAAGAATACCAATTAACCATACAATTACAAAAGAAATTAATAGAACCCTTTGCGAATAATCTTAATAATATCTTCATAAAAGAGGTTACTGTTATATGATTTCTCCAATAGTAACAACTCTATCTACAACATCTTTAAAATCTCAATTAGATAATTTTTTTCAAAAAATAGAATCCTCTGAAGATTTGTTGGAGGACTTATTGGGAACTGGTTTTGTTCCTAATGATGCGGGTTGTTCGTCCCTACACGATATTACTAAATATATACCACTTTGGGTTGTTTATGAGAAACAAGAACTAGAAAATGGTAGCAGTACACAGATAAGTATTTTTGATTTTTTGCAAAAATATTATGATTGGTTATATTGCGACAACTCATCTGGTAGTCAATATTATTTGTCTTCTAATCTTTTGGATTTAATTGACATAGAAAAAACTAAAACTAATTTTTATGAAAAATTTGCAAAGAACTATGCAGACGGATTCGATGTTAAATTAATACAGGGCACAAATCCGGCAGTAACAAATGAATCTTTTATTTCATTTATAAAAAATATAAGAAAGAATATACATCAAAGAAAAACAACAATAGAAGCAATAAAGTATTTCTTTTTAGTTCTATTCGCCATAGACGATGTGACCATATACGAACCAAAAAGAGATATATTAAGACTAAATGGGGGAGCATTTAGTAATGAAAATTTTAGGTTCATAAATGAAGGTGAAACCGGAGACTATGAGGAAAGAAGCGATCTGGCAGGATCATATCTCAATCATTCCAGAATGCAAGATTCAAATTGGATTCAGGAATATTCTTATTTACTAAAGGCTGGTTATACTGCAGAATTATATCGTGAAACCTATTTGAACATGCTACACCCTGCTGGTCTGAATGTATTTTTGGAAAAAACAATAGAAGATTATCAGGGTCCAGAAAATCCAGATGTAATACAAACTGTTTCCGAAATACCTTTATTGGAAAATTACGCACCATATGAGTTCAGCACAAATTATACTACTGCAATTTCTAGTTTTAATGGGATAACTTTATATGGTCTTACATTTTGTTCTGGATGTACTTTAAAGTTTGATCCCTTTGAATCTGCTACCCATGTATTTCCAAAATGGGCAGGTTCTATAGATCAAAGTATTACAAATTTTTGGGGTATAAATATAGATGCCATGTTTGGATTTTTTTATGAACAAGGGGCTACTAGTCCAAACTATGGTCTTACTTGTGGTAATTGTCCATAGTAAAAGGAGAATAAATGGTAAAAAATCCAGTATCAAAATATATTAAGGGTTATGGAATAAATGATATAAAATATTTTATTCTTGGTGATACCGATTCTACTATTACTTCTGACACATCGGATTCATTTAGACTTGGTTGGAGAGATGCATACCTTTCATATAAAATTACAAAAAATGATATATGCGGTGTAGTTCCAAATAATCAATGGAATTATTCTTCATTCTATAATTATTGGCAGTCAAATTTAAATACATCAATTACAAATTTTTATGTATATGTTCCAGAAACGGGAATTGTTTATCTTTGTATATCTAATAGTTCTTACAATAGAAGTGATCTATCTGGAGATTTTGTATCAACAGTTAAACCAGTACACCAATATGGTATAGTTAGGTATTCTGATGGATATATGTGGCTCGCTCTATACAAGATAACACCAGATTTATATAAATTTGTAAATAATAGTTGGATTCCTGTTATAAGTTTCGATAATTTAGACATAACAAATCAAACTAATAACTTTAGAAGAACTGTAAATTTTTGTTCAGAAAGTTCAACAACTACAATCGGAAATTGTGGAATATATTTTAATTCCGATACTCAAATTCCAATATCGGATAGCACATTTCAAAATTACTCTAAAGGTGATTTATTTACTACATTAAACATTTCATGTAGTGATTGTTTTTGGTTATTTGAGGGAAAGAACGACAACTATACTTCTGTTTTTTATGGATCGAGTGCCCCAGAGAAATCTATAGCAATACAGGATACAATAACAGAAATAGAGTCGTATATAAACAATAATATTATTTCTGCAAATTCTGCATATAAAAAATTATATGATTATTACATGTTAAATGGATTATTGGACGGTTGTGTTATTTCTGCTTTCATTGATCTTTCCTCCTTAACTTCAAGTCAAAAAGAAGTAAGTATAGAAAATCCATCAATAATAATAAACTCTGGTTCTGGTTCTGGAGCAAAAATTAATTTAACTACTTTCATAAATTCATCCGGCAATTATGAAATAATAGGAATAGAAATAACCGAAAATGGTAGTGGTTATTATGATTATAATTTAGATATAGATTCTGGAATCTTACTTGGTATTTCTAAATCAACATTATTATCCCTAATAAATTTAAATTTAGATGTTACAGACGGAATGGGGTTTGATCCCGTAACAGTTCTAAATTGCAAAAACATCGAAACAAATGTTTCAATAGAAACACAATCTCTAGTAGATAATGACATCAAAATACCAGAATCGGTAAACTATTACGCTTTAATAGATAATCCATTACAGGTTGTTGGAGATTTAGAAGTCTTGGCGGGTAAGTCATCTGGAACTAAGTTTACAAGAGTTATTAATAAAAGGTATACTCAAATACCATTGGCTTTATACTCATCTGGATCTACAGAGAAAACCAAATTAGAAAATAAAGCAAACTGGTCAGATATAAACATAAACAGTACAAATTCAAAATCTCAAAAAATCAAGATAGTTGATGTGGGTTTCAATGCGTCTGCCTCAAGAACATTTTTAAAAATTGTTGGTGATATTAAGGATGAAATCCAAAACGTAACAGATTTTTCAATAAGCGGAACAAAATATGATGTAATAGGCCCTCCAACTGTTGCGACAGATCTTAAACAATTTAGTGGTAGATTAGCAAAAGCAAATAAATTCACAAGAAGAACACTGTCAAATTCAAACGAATCATCTCCCACAACTAACATAGGGATGAATTTTAAAATAATAGAACCAATTTGAGATTAATATATGAAAAAATTTCCACTTTCAGTATCCCCATATAATAGCAGAAATTCTCAATTCTTAGAACAGAGAATAACCGGAAATGTAGATTATAAAAATTATGTCTATACTGCATTTGTGCCCGGATACCCATTACAAGCACAAGAATTAAATGAAATACAAGAAAGATGGCAACAGCAAATGGAAATAACTCAAAGTTTTTTAACAGATTATATAACAAAAACTGATTCGAGTGAAACAATATCTTTTTTATCTTCAACTGGAGCACTAGTCGTTGGAGTTGAACCGTTTGATGTTAATATATCTGGATTATCCGTAACACTAACATTAAATAGTGCAGAAGAAAATTATGTATCAGTATATGATAATGGAATGCGATACTGGATAAAGATTCCTCAAATTTCATTAATTGTTAGTATGCAAAATTCTAATCAAAAATTAATAAAATTAAATACAAGAGTTACCTATGTTCCTTGTTCTTCGACTGAAGATGCAGAGGGATTTTATTTTAATGATAACTCCAGTGGAAGTTATGTTTCGGGAACATGTGGTGCTGGGAGAATTAAAGTTGAAGTTTTATCTATGTCTGAATCTTCATCTTCCTCTATCAATGAAAATAATTTAATTTTTAGAATTCAAAAAGATTCAGATGGACAGATATCAGTTGTTAATGCAGGAACTGGATTTATCGTACCACAAGGAAGATCATGACACTTCCA